GATTGACCTTTTCCAGGTCTATAGTTATAATAACTATCACCAATATTCAACCATAATGTTCCATCATCTGTTAGATTTTTACGCACCTCTCGGAATACTTCTACTAATTTATGAATATACTCTTCTGGAGATTCTTCTTGTCCTATTTGACAATCCTCCCCTCCATAGTCTCTTAAACCATAATAAGGCGGGGATGTAACACACATCCTCGCTGGTTCATCAAATTCTTTCAATGTTTGGAGACAATCACCAAACAAAATCAAATCTCTCATAATAAAGGTTTAGATCATTTAGATGTTACTTTGTGCTTTAATTCCTTCTCTGACTTCTTACCTAGATTCTTTAGTCGCATATCACGCAATGCTCTTTCACCCTTCTTATACAATGCTTTACGTTCTTTAGTGGTTAATCCACTTGCTTTCACTGGTTTATAATTAGGATCAACAGTTTTCTTTGCTTTCTTTGCTAGTAATTCATCTGCTGTTTTAGTTTTAGCACCAGATTTTGCTGCTCTTCTTTCCTTTGCTGCCTTACGCTGTTGCTCTCTTGCTGATAACTTAACACCCTTATCTTGAGTAGGTTGTTGTTGCCTACCAGCAGGAGATCTTTTACGATTAGGAACACCAATATCAGATTTATCTTTATAAGTTTTAGCAGGTGCAGTTTTACCTCCACCGACTGCTTTCACCCTTTTCTTTTCAGCATCAGTTATCTTTCTTTTACGATCAATTCTCCCACCTTCATGGGATTTGGTGATTTGTGCCTTACCCTGAATATCAGGATCATAAGTTGCTTCAGTAATAAACTGTTGAAAAGACTTCATCTGAATATAGTTTTTAGTTATTTATGATTCTTCATCACTATCTTTAGATTTGGGTGGAGTTGCTTTCACCATTCCTGATTTCCAGACTAATCCATTATCATGGAAATACTTAACTCTCTTTCTACGAAGATCTTTCAATCTATCAAACTCTGCTCTTTGCTCTGACGTAAATACAAAATTGTTACGCCTCCAAGATTCACGTAACTCATTGATTTCTTTAAGAACTTGTGCTGGTCTCATTTTTAATTAAGTAATTATACAATAAAGACAATTTAAGCGTCCCCCCTTTTATTCATCTTCCTCCATAGGTGTTGTCCAATCATACTCTATCTTACCATCTTTATAATAATATCTATCTGGTTGAGATTCACCCATATCCTCTACATTCCAATAAATTTCATCATCATATTCTTCTTTAGAATAGATGGCATATCTTCTCCAGTGAACTATAAAATAGAACTCATCTTTAATCCAATCACTCTTCTCACAAAATTCTAATAACCATTTCTCAATA